AAATCAGTGCCAAACATCTCTACTGGCATATCTGTGAATGTGACTATATCACCAGTTTCTAGTTGACATCCTTTTGCTGGATTGACTACATTACATTTAATAATTGTTTTTATTTCTCCAATTAAATTGTCATAATAAGAATAAAAATCTGCATTACAATCAGAATTTGGTGAAGTTGGTGTTGTTCCTACATTAATATCTAAAAATTCAGTTTTTATACCTTCTTTTGCACCTAAATTATATTTAGCACGTGTTGCAGTATTAGTTGCGGTTACACTATTATAATAACGACCAGTTTCCGCAGGATGTAAATGATTATTTACAATCATTTTAGTAGTTAACTCATCTAATCCAGTAGTGCTAATTTGTATATTACTAAGATCATCTTTAGTCATGTTTAAAACATTACCATTATTTTTTAAAGTATCATATTCACTAGTTTGTACTACATATATATACTTTAGTAATCCATTAGAATCCATTTTATAACAAAAAGAAAATTCATAAGCAAGTTTATCTAATATATCTTTTAAAGAAACTGGCTCTAACGTCCAATATCTACCTTTCCAATTGTCAATAGCACGATCCGTATTTAATGAACTATAATTAATTGGATCATAACTTCCTAAACCAGCAAACCTCATTAATAAATCTCTGTGAATATCATGCCCATGTGAAATTGCACCATTATCCCAAGATGCAGTAAGTCCATCTGCACCAATATATAAATTTTTTAATCCAGAACTAGTAGAGATACTATTATTAGTTAAACCTTTACTCTCATCATAAGATTCTTGAATATCAAAATATAACACTAAATCTGTAATTTTAATTTCTAAGGTAATATTATTTGAATCTACTGATGTGATTTGTGTTTGTAAGCGCACAGTATTTAAATTATTATTTGCAATAGTAATACCTATAGCACCATATCCAGAATCACTAACAGAAACCTGCCCAGCAAGACCATTTGGCTGTGTTATTGCAAGATTTGTACTAGCAGGAATTGTACCATTGTATATATCACCACTAGCTCCAGAATATCTTATTTTTATAAATATATCGCCATTAACTTGTGATGGAGGTGTAGCAATAATACCTTTTATATCTACATCAGAATCATTAATTTTTTTTAATTCACATGCAAAATTATAATAAACATCCTTTTGACTAATCGTAGAATTATTACCAGTAAAACTATGAACAATTCCATTTGTACCATTGTACTCATCAAATGTTAAATTTTCTACGTTGCTAAATGTACTTGTCCCTTTAGAACTTATAGCTGTTGCATTTAATCTAAATCTTCGTTGCAACTCTCTGCTCACTACTCCAATATTGACATTAGTATCATAACCAGAAGCTAAATCTTTTGTTTGTGCAATATAATTATCTGCTTTTATTGGTAAAAATGCATCTGCTGCACGATCATAATAATGTGGTCTCATATCTGAATGAGATTTTGTTGTAATAATTAAATGATCGTCTGTAATGCCTTTCCTTTTAAAAGGCGCAGGATATAATGCATTTGTATGTTCTCTAACTAAACTTTTATCACCATGCTCAATGTAATCTCCATATGCGACAGGTTGATATATATCATTTAAAGATTTTACTTGTGGAAATTCAATTTTATCCCAAGGTCTATGCGCATTTATTTGCAATGATAATTGTTGTTTTTCATTTAATTGTATATCAACTAATCTACCTGTAAAAATACGTTGACAGTCACTAATGGTATCTGATCGATTAAACTGCGCGTATACGCGAACTTCTTTATTTAAATAATTATTTGTACCATTAAATATTTTTTTATACAAATCAATACCATCAAAAATAACATTAGCAACACTTAAATTAATATTACTTGTTGTTGATGTACCATTCGTTATATTTATAGAATCACGTACACTAACATTTCTATTTAATACTGCACCAGAATAAAAATTATTATCTACTATTGTATCACTAGTGGAAATCCCAAATGAATGAATATATTGATCAAAACCACCTATAGACCATTCTGCATTTGTAATTGTACCACTATTAGAGTTACTACTACTATCTGCAACTGTTGCACCAGTACCTTCATCCAATTTCCAGTAACCAACTAAGTTAGATGATGTGCTGTCTATAGTTCTATTATAGTAATGAGCAATTTGATTATCTGACCTTGCTGTACTCCAAACACGTGCATGTGCAATTTCACCATCAAATTCATTGTTTTGTTCAAAATTAGAGCCGATAGATACAACACCTGATGTACCACCAGTTGGATCATTAGAGACATTCGTTGTGATAGTTCCAACTTTTACACCATCAACATAGTATCTCATTTGATTTAGGCTATCATCTCGCAATACAGCTACGTGATGCCAATTATTTGCGGTAATAGCACTAGTAACAACAGTATTTGATACATTTGATCCAGTACTATACTGATACTTACATCGTAAACCATTATTACTTAAAGCAATTTGCCAATTGGTATTTTTAGCCGCAGTTGATCCATCTTGGCTACGTTCTAATATTATTTGCGTACCACTACTAGCACTATAAACATCTGGTTTAATCCATGCTTCAAGCGTAAAACTAGTATATAAACCTAAAACATTACCAAAAGATACATAGTCATCCGTACCATCAAACTCTAAACAATTGTTATTATCAGCACTAAATTGAAATAGCCAATTCTCATTGACGTTGGATTCTGATGGCGCATTACTTAATGCCATTCTATGCTAATCCTTGATTGCTAACTTTCTGTATTTCTGGAATTAAATTATCTCGAACAAACTCATCATTACCAATCATGTTTCCTGAAATATTGATAGTAACACCACCTGCGTTGCCAGTTCTATTCATATTGGCTAGATTCTGTACTCCAATATTTTGCACTGCGGATCTTTTCATTATAAACTCACCTGCCTGTGCTAAAATAGGTACGTTATCTTCACCTTGAACTTGACCACCTTGCGCAAAGCGTTGGATTCCGTTATCTTTTATTAAACCACCTGTGTGTGCAGTAAGCATCCCAATACCTTGAATAACTGCACCTGGTATCTGCCCACCAGGTATCAAACTAACAATTGCACCAATAGTCCTGATCATTTGCCCTGCGGTAACTTCTGAATCATTTTTTAGCGATGCCATTGCCTGTGAAGCCATTAAAATACCACTTGCAAACTGGTTAGATAAATCTACATTTTTTTTCATACTAGTTTCTAATGTTTTACCAGATTCTTTTTGTAAATCATTTAATTCTTCTTGCGCTTTTTTAAATGTATCTTGCCTTATGTCTTCTTTTAATGCTTCAAATTCTCTTCTTGCTTTTAATTCAGCATCTAATAATTCTACTTTTGCTCTTTCTATTTTATTTGCTTTTTCTTGAGCTTCTCTCTGTGCTTGGATTCTAGCAGTAATCTCTGCAATTTGCTGTATAGCGACTTTCATATCTTCATTCATCTTACCAGAGTTCTTAATTCTTTCTACCTCAACTGCATCTGCACCATTCATTGCTGCTTCTTGTGCTAATAGTGATGCAACTTGGTTTCTATATCCTTCAGTTAATGAATCAAGACTTTTTGTATAATTAGCGTTACGTTCCGCCATTGTAGTGACCGCAGTATCTACTGTGTTTAGTGATGCTAAATAGGCTTCTAATTGCACATTTTGATCATCTAAAGAATCTGTTGAATCATCTACACTTGTTTTCAAATGATCAAATGTACCAGCCATTTGAAAAAGTTTATCGATACCTAAGACTGTTCCAGCTAAAAGTATTGCTTTGAATATTTTTCCATAGCTAGCAAGTGCTGCATTCGCAAGTAATGCTTGTACTCTTAAAAGACCAAATGCAGTTGCTAAAGCACCAATACTTGTAGCAACTTCCGCAGTACGTTTTGCATCCATAGCTCTGAAAAATCTTTCTGCACCTTGCGCTACTTCTGTTAGTGGACCTATAATACTATCTCCAATCACAGCAGCAAAACGAGTCATTGCATCTTGCATATTACTTACTGCACCAGAAAAAGTCTTTGATAAACGATCTGCACTTCCACTAATACGACCATTGGGATCAGTCATTGCTCGTACTAATGCAACTCTAAATTCAGGTAAAGTGATTTTAGTAAGATCCGTGATTCCTTGAGAATCTTTAATTAACTGTAGTATGCCTCTCTCGCGCAAAATGTCGGCCGCACCTGCTCCTCCAGCGAAAGCACGACCAAGCGCACTAGCAGCTTCCGTTGCAGTAGTACCCATAAATGCTGCTAAGTCAGAAGTTGCTCTAAGCGTTAATTTTGAATTTAAACCAAATGCTTCTAACTGCGCACCTGCGTTTACAACATCTTGTAATTGGAATGGAGTAGTTGCTGCTACTTGGTTGAATGCTTTAAATGCAGATTCAGCTTCTTGGACACCACCAGTTAAACCAACTAATCTTGTTTTTACATCTTGAAAACCAGATGATGCTTGAACAAATCTATTCATAACTGCTACAGCACCACCCAAAGCAAAGCTATATACTAAGATTCTATTTCTTAAACTACCAAGACCTGCCATCAAGCCTTGAGTTTCGCCACGCATTCTATTTGCAGCTTTGTTATAATCTTTGGTATTCTTCTCTAAATCTCTTACACTTCTTGTCGCACGTGAAAAACCTTTAGTGCGTACTTCAATAATAAACTTTTTTTCAGCCATTTTTCTTCTTCATATCTTCAGATTGCAATGCATTAAATTCTTCATCTATAGCTGAAAAGATGACTAAGCGATGATAATCTGCGTTATCTATCGTTGTAGCCAGTGGTAAGTTAAATCTCTTCATAGCCATATACTCCTCAAGCGCAAATACAGTCTCAGGTGTTAGAAAGTACGTAGAGTCAGCACAAAATACCAATGAGTAATATAACGCAGCACCAAGCGTAAATTTTCCATCACTATCTTGTTCTACGATACGACCAATCTCTTTCCATAGTTCATCTTCTGTATAGGTGATGGTTTTCTTGAGCGTAGGAGACTGCGCAGTGTATGGAAAAGCTAAGTTGCGTGTGGGTTGGTTTTTATAACTCATCCACACGGCAACTCGGTGCATAATTACTTTTTTTTGTTTGGTTCTTTGTATGCGTTATAAATAGCCATTAAGACACTATCGATTGCATTATCATCTAGTTTACCTAATTGCTTTTCTGGATCGGTAAATGAATGATTTAATATCCAATCTAGTACAGTAAAAAATTTGGATGTGTCTATCTCGCCTTCTTTTGTAATAGCACCTACTTCAAGTTTATGCAATTCTCTGCGTGACTTGAAACTAATGTCAGGTACATCAAATGTACCATAATCTGTTTTTACTTTCATGTTTCATCCTAAGATGAAAACGGCGTGTATTAAGCGATCGTGATTGAAATTATATTTCCTGCTTCGTTAGCTCCAAAAGCTCTAAAAGGTATTGTCTGCAATAAGAAATCACTTACTTCAGGCTTTGAATTATCAATCATTACATCTGGTAATGATATAGTTAAATCACTTGCTTCTGCAATTGAAAGCGCAATGCCTGTACTATCTCCTTTGATATGAGCTATTAAGTCATGTATAGAGTCATCACGTTTTGCAGTAATAGAACCTGTGACTTCATAAGGACCTGTTTGCACGTAACCAAATGGCTTATAATCAGTTGTATTCTGATGATGTACTCTTGCAAGTGGTCTTGATATAGTGATTTCAAAGTTATTCAATACTAATGGTTCAGCATCTAATGTAGAGGCACTTAAATCAAAAATATTTTTTGGTGCAGCTTCATCTACAGTAGTTGAAGATGGTGTAAGAGCAGTTTCAGTAGGTTGATAGGCGCTAATAAAGGTAGTTTCTACTACCATTTCACCACCATTTGTGCCTACATCTTCTCGGATAACCATTTGAGTAGCCATACATCCTGCCATAACCACATCATCATTTGGAGTAGATTCTGAAGAATCAGAACCTGCATTAGCAAATAAAAGCGTAACTTGATTTGCGTTGGAAACACCATCTTTCATTGAGCCAGTGTTACTTGCACTAGTAAGTTCGGATGCACTTGCTCCATCACCAAAAAGAGCTAAACAGCTTTTTAATACTGCTGTTGGAGTTCCTCGCATTGTTAAAGTAACTTCATAAATTTGTGTGTCTGGTCTATGATGTCCTTGTGATTCTACTTGACCATAAATACCACTGCGTGATGGTGCAACATCAATTGGTGCGCTTGCATGTTCAATGTTGTAATCCACTACTTGTAATTCGTTCCATGTATCATCTGCTGCGTGTGCAGTACCTAATGCTTTAGCACCACTGCCCATAATTACCTTTATGTCACCTCTCGGTTGAAAATTAGTTGCCATTACTTATCTTCCTTTTTTGCTTTTTTTGGTTCTGCGCTTTCTAGATACTTTTCAAGTGGTTTAGGCACAGATGTGATTTCTACTGATTCGCCATTTATAAGACGATTATGTTTTGCAGGACTATCAAATCCATTAAAGTTTTCACTATCTTTCAAGTCAAAATATGATTTCTTTGCTTTGTAAATCATCCTATTATCTCCATTGCTGATACTACAGCAGTCATATTAGCGCGTAATAAGTCTGT